GACGAGTGGGACAAGGGTGCCGAGGATCCGGTGATCCCCGACGGCGTGGGCGTCGACGCAGGGCTGGACCTCGCGTCCGTGAAGGACCTCTCCGCGCTGGTGTGGGTCTATCTCGACGACGAGGGCTGGCTGAACATCGACGGCCGCTTCTGGTGCCCGGAGGATGGCGTCCTCGAGCGCAGCCGTCATGACGGCGTGCCCTACGCGGACTGGGTCCGAGACGGATGGCTGATCGCCACTCCGGGAAACGTCACGGACTACGACTTCGTCCGCGAGGAGGCCCGTGCGCTCGCCGACCGCGTGACCGTCCGTGAGATCGGCTACGACCGCTGGAACGCGACGCAGCTGGCGACGCAGCTCACGTCTGACGGCGCGACGATGGTCCCGGTGCCGCAGACGCACGCCGGCCTGGGCCCGGGCTGGCGCGAGCTCGAGAAGGCGATCCTCGAGCACAAGATCCGGCACGGCGGCAACCCGATCTTGCGCTGGATGGCGGGCAACGTCGAGGTCGAGACGGACGCAGCCGGCAACCAGAAGCCGTCCAAGGCCAAGAGCACCGAGCGCATCGACGGCATGGTGGCGCTCGACATGGCGATCGGCCGCCTGATCACGCACGCGGCCGAGGCTGAGTTCGAAGCGGGGGTGGCCTTCGGATGACACCCGCCCGCATGGCCGCCCTCCTGGTCGTCACCGGCGCCGCCGTAGCCATCGTCGGCGTGGCGCTGATCTACCTCCCGGCGGCCATCATCGCGAGCGGGGCCTGCCTCGCCGCTCTTGGACTCGATGAGAGGCGGCGCGCATGAGCCTGCTCCGTGACCTGTTGCCAGCCCGCTTGGCGACCCGTTCGGGTTACCCCGGGCTCGAGTCCGTCCTGTTCGGCGGCAACCAGTACCCGTTGTTTGGGATGAACCAGACGCTCGGCGGCAAGATCGAGGACATCGACTACGGGTACGAGAGCCTCGTCTGGCGCGCGTACATGAGCTCGCCCGTGGTGTTCTCCTGTATGCGGGTTCGGCGGGACCTGTTCACGGAGGCCAGATTCGGCTACCAGAACATGCGCGGCGGTGTGGCCGGGGACTTCTACGGGGACCGTGACAGGCCCGACAGCGGCCTCGCCGTCCTCGACCACCCGTGGCCGGGTGGTACGACGGGCGACCTGCTCAAGTACCTCATCACGGACAACGACATTGCGGGCAACGCGTTCGTCCTGCGCCGCGCCGGTCGCCTGGTCCGGCTTCGCCCCGACTGGACGCAGATCATCCACGGGTTCGCCGACCCGCAGGGCAACATGTGGGACGCCGACGCCAAGGTGATCGGCTACGCCTATCAGCCGGGCGGTCGGTCGTCGGGGCGGCCGTGGGTCCTGTTCCAGGCGAATGAGGTAGCTCACTTCTCGACCACGCCGGACCCGCTCTTGCCCGTCCGGGGCATGACGTGGCTCTCGCCGATCCTGCGCGAGATCATGGCCGACGAGGCGATGACCCTCCACCGTCTGAAGTACTTCGAGCACGGCGGGACGCCCAACCTCGTCGTCAAGACGCAATACACCGACATCGCGAAGCTGCGCGAGTTCATGGCCTTCGTCCGCCAGGAGCACGAGGGGCTCGCGAACGCCTACAAGATGATGGGGTTCACGGCCGGCGTGGACACGACAGTCGTGGGTTCGGACCTCAAGCAGCTCGACTTCAAGGTCGTGCAGGGCGGCGGTGAAACGCGGATCGCAGCCGCGGCCGGTGTCCCGGCCATCCTCGCCGGCCTGTCCGAAGGTCTCCAGGGGTCGAGCCTCAACGCCGGGCAGGGCTTCTCCGCCTCGATGCGGATGTTCGCCGACCTCACGATGAGCCCGGCATGGCGCAACGTCGCCGGCTCGCTTGAGCAAATCATCCCGCCTCCCCGGGGCGCCCGGCTCTGGTACGACATCAGGGGCATCCCGGCTCTCAAGGACGACATCAAGAGCGCGGCCGAGGTCATCGTCCTGAACATGCAGGCGATGAGCGCCGGGATCACCGCGGGCTACGACCCCGACAGCGTCACCGACGCCGTTGTCTCGGGCGACTTGAAGCGGCTGAAGCACACCGGAATGGTGAGTGTCCAACTCAATCCCCCCAACACCGAGACCGAACCCGAGCCGGTGCCCGAGGCACTCCAGCCCGACGCCGAGGACATGCCGAGCAAGGAGGCGCCCCAGTGACCGAAGACTTCCGACCGCCCCGCGACGACCTGTACCGGGCGATGGCCGGCGGCATCACGTCCGAGGACGGCAAGACGCTGACCATCCGCCTCGCGCCGCACGACCAATTCGCCGAGATCCAGAGCGTGACCGAGGGTCACTTCATGGAGCGGTTCTCGCGATCCGCCTACAAGAAGTCAATGGCCGAGCACCCGCCCAAGATCCTGTTCAACCACGGCAAGGACCCGGACCTCGGCGAGAAGATCATCGCCACCACGGACGAGGTCGGCGAGGACGCCACCAGCCCCTACGCCCGCGGCCAGATCCTCGACGGCCTGCCGGAACTCCTTGTCTCCGGGCTACGGGCGGGCGCCTACGGTGCGTCGCACCGCTTCAGCGTGAAGCGTGAGAAGTGGCACGACCCGACCGATCCCATGCCACACAACCCCAACAGGCTCCCCGAGCGCACCATCACCGAGGCCCAGTTGTACGAGCTCGGCCCCGTCACCTGGCCGGCGTACGCGTCGGCCTCCGCGTCCCTTCGGTCCATCACCGACGAGATGCAGCCCTCCCCTCTCCCCGACCCGGTAGCACCCTCCCTCGACGCCGAGGCGGAAACGCCCCACCTCGAGCTGGAGCGCCGCGATGAACCGGTCGCACCCATCGCAGCCACGACACCCAAGGAGATTGTCCACGTGGACATGAAGGACTACCCCACCCGCGACGAAAAGGTTGCTCGCGTGGGCGAGATCGAGCGCGAGCTCGTGACCCTCGCAGGCCAGTTCGATGGCGTCATGCCCGACGAGCCCCAGGCCCGCTGGGACGGCATGGTCAACGACAAGGGAGACCTGCTGCGGGCGATCGACGCCTATGACGCGCGACAGCGTGAGCTGGCGAATGCCTTCGCCCGCGGTCAAGGCATCTCCGGCGAGTACACGCCTCCGGCCGTCAACGTCGTCAAGCAGCGCGACCTCACCAGCATCTACGACGTGCAGCGCACCCGTCGCGAGTCGCGCAACGAGGACCACTTCGCCCAGTCGCTCCGCGACAACGCGATGCGCGCCGTCGAGGGCGCGTCGTTCCCGACCACCGAGCGGGCCAAGGGCCAGGGCGAGATCGAGAACCTCGTCAAGGGCGGCGGACCCCTCGACCAGATCGACACGACCGAGGTCGCCAACCGCGTCCTCTACACCGGCTCGCCCGCCTACCGCCGGGCCTACCACAAGTGGCTGGTCGCCGGTCAGGCCGGCAACCCCCAGTTCACCCCCGAGGAAGGCGCGGCCTTCCACGAGGCACGCGCCTCGCTGGTCACGGCCAGCAACACGGCCGTCCCGTTCGACCTCGACCCGACGATGATCATCAACACGTCGGGCGCCATCAACCCGTACCGCCAGGCCTTCCGGGTCGTCAAGACCACGAGCAACGACTGGCGCCCGTCCGTGTCGTCCGGCATGACGGCGGTGTACGAGACTGAGGCCACGGCGGCCACGGACCTCGCCCCCGCCTTCACCGCGCCGGCCCGCCTCCTGGTCAAGGCCCACACCCTCGCCAAGTACAGCGTGGAGATCCAGCAGGACTACTCGCTGGGTTCCCTCGAGGCCGAGCTGGCCCGCGAGATCGCGGACGCCAAGGACGTGCTGGAGGCCGACGAGTTCGGCAACGGTGCCGGGTCCACCCACCACCCGTTCGGCATCTTCGCGTACTACACCGCCAACTTCCTCGACACGACCACGACCCTCGTGATCGTCCCGGCCGACCTGTACAAGCTGGCCGCCAACATCGGCCCGCGCTACCGGGGCGACCTGGTCTGGCTCGGCTCGCCGTACTTCTTCAGCCTCGTCCGCGGTATCGACACCGCGGGCGGCGCCGGCCTCTGGGTGGACAACCTGTCCCTCGGCGGCAGCCTCGGCTCGATGAGCAACAACGGGCGTCTCGGCAACCTCATCGGCTACCCGGCCTTCGAGTGCGTCGCCCCGGCCACCGGCTCGATGGCAACGACCGAGAAGGTGGCGATCCTCGCCAACCGCGACCGGTTCGTGATCATCGACCGCATTGGTCTCAACCTGATGCAGATGCCGTTCGTGTCCGCGGCCGGGAGCCTCCCGACCGGCGAGAACATGATCTACGCCTGGTGGCGTAACACCTCGGTCGGCCTCGGGCTCGCAACGCTCGGCGCCGGACGCGAGGCGTGCATCTTCCGCGGCAAGTAACCCCAACAGCGGGGCCGGGCACTCCCTCCCCGGCCCCGCACCCCCAGCGCAAGGAGGCCAGTTCCCGTGGATCTCAAGGACCAGTGGTTCGTCTGTTCGGAGCCGTTCGTGAGTGCGGACCCCGGACTTCCGTTCAGCGGTCGCAAGGGCATCACCCGTGTCCGCGGGACCGACCCGGCCTACCGTCGCTGGCCGCAGTTCTTCGAACCCCTCACGTCATCCGACCGCTCGGCACCCGATGTCGAGGAGGCCGTGGCCTACCCCGGCAGGAAGCGAGGCGCCTAGATGGCAACGATCCAGAACACGCCCAACGCCACGCTCACCGGCCCGTTGGGCATCCGCCCCGGCGGAGCCGAGGTGCTCGTCAGCGGCACCATCGCCGCCGAGACGGTCATCACGATGCTGGCGCCGCACGGCCTCACGTCGGGCGACCGCATCTTCTTCACCGCCAGCACCACGTCCAACCCGGCCTTGACCGTGACGCCTCACCAGGTCGTCACCGTCATCACCGACAAGACGTTCAGCGTCCCGGTCAACTGCTCCGCGGGTGCCACCGCTGGCGCCTACGACTACAGCATCACGAGCATCCCGACGACGCCGGGCGCCGCGCCGCTGATCAACGTCGGCCGCGCCCACGACCTCCGGGTGGGCGACACCGTGA